TAGCAGAGCCCTTTAATAATTTAAGGTCAATTGCTTCTGCTTTGATTTTTTCTTTTAGGGATTTTGAGATGAGGCCACTAACTTGGCCGGGGTCAATGTCTTTTTCTTTACAAAATTCTAAAACTGCCTCCATATATGAGATTCTTTTCTCTCTACGGACTTGTTCTATTTTTAAACTAAATTCTTTTGATTTCATAATATTAATATATCACAGTTTGTTGTTAAAGTAAAGCGTGGAGTGTTTCTGTTACGAGGTACACTCCACAAAACCCTAAGCAGACTAGGCTGCTAATGCAAAGTTATTATCGTTTGCGTTTAATTAGCATGAAAGGTTGCCACCTATTACTCTCTTACAGTTCTTTAGCACCTGTCGAATCCTACCACACCCCCCAAAAGCACACAAAGATTGTCTGTGTTAATCTCTTTATGTGCTTTTGGTGGAGGTGGAGGGAGTTGCACCCTCGTCCAGTTTACCTATCACCTGTCGTCAACAAGCAATTCTTATATATTGTTTCCAAAATTAGGGGTTAGCTGTGTATTATAACTAACAAAATAGATACAACTTTCCATACCTGATAAGGTAGTTATTGTTATCATTTGAGCATCACCCTCTTTTTGAACCCAATGTGTTACTATAAAAACTATTTCTCCGTCTGGTTGACTACCCGCTCTACCATTCGATATACTAAATGGTACAAAGTTGTGGTCATCAGCGTACTTTAATACCTCAGATGACATACCACACATTGCTGGTAAGCCATTCATATATAATTCATATTTCTTACCATTATCTTCTAACTGCGGAGCGTGATTGTCAGCGTTAGCAGCTAATGACAAAAATGATATAATTATTGCAATAAAAATGTTTCTCATGGCCGTCTCCTTACGATAAAATTCGGCCACCACTTTAATATTATTTTTGCTCTACTTTATCTTTGTTTTGTTCTTCAAAATATTTATAAAAGTAAGCTATTTCTTCTTTTAGTGGTTCAATATAATCTTTCTTATCTTTAACAAAAGCCTGAGTTGAACCATCTTCGCTAGCGATTAGAACGACAATCTGGTCAATCGGTGTACCAAAAAGTTCTTCATACATAATTGCATAAGCAGTTGTTTGTTTGAAGTAACCCTCACACCAACTTTCCAGTCTTTCTTTATTGGCTGTTTTAAAGTCAATAACAGATAATTTACCATTAAATTCACCAATACAATCTACTTGGCCAGCAAGTGTTAATTGTTTAGAATACATAATTGTTTCTAAGCAATGTATATTTTCAATTTGGTCAACATATGGTCGGATTAATTTAAATAATCCAAGAGGCAATACACTTCTTTCTGAAGGTGTTTCGCCTTTTAAATATTGTTCGATTAAAGTATGTGTAGATTTACCTCTACGAGCGGCACGACCCATTTCCCATTTGGCTGCATCTTCGCCAATCGAATCTCGCCACTTTTGAAGTTCAGCAGATTTCTTAACACCAAGTACAGTTGTTACGGAAGGATAGGCATGACCATCAATATCATAAAACCTAAAACCATTTACATTTTTACCTTTTGTTTTAGGTAATTTACTCTCATCTAATTGTATAAAATTCTTTGCCATTTCAGTTCCTTTTTAATTGTATAGTTAATTATATTACATCAAATCAATAATGTCAAGCCTTATTTGTAATTAGCTGACAATATTATTCTTTTGGTATCTGTTTTTTTTGATACTGTGTAGTGTTCTAAGTAACTTCTAAAGACTAATAATCTACCCTCTTTAGGAGGATAATGACAATCGTTATATGTCCATTCATTTAAACGACCACCGATTGTGAAATCATCTTTAACAGATAAGTTCATAGGATTCATCATATCAGTTACAGGATTTTTAAACCTTGTACCCTCATCATCAATATGAGATTTTAGAAAAAAATTAACACTCACAATTGAACCTGTGTGAGCATGAGCGACATTTGATTCGCCATATGGATAATCTATAGACCAACACTCAAAACAATTTAGTTTTTTATTATAAAAATTGTGTTTAGAACAATAACTTAAAACTTCATTATCAATCCATTTTGATAATTTTAAAAAAGCTGGGTCATCATGCCAGTTATGATATGACCTGCCATTCTCATCATAATTCATAATATTATTTAAGTTGGGCATAACTGTTTCATTAAGTTCATCATAAAAAGGATAGTCTGCCCAACCTATAACTGTTGGAAACCACTCATCATATATCATAATAATTTCTCCAAATCACTTTTTAATTAAGTGCCTTTTCGACTATATAAATTGTTTATATAATCTCTTTGCTCTCTACAGGCTTCTTCTTTCTTTCAGTCGGTCATTGACAAAGCTAACTCAGTAGTTTCGTCAACTCGTCTAGTCCAACCTTTACCAAAAGTATCAAAGGTACTTAATTGTTCATAGTAACTTTGTCTAGCACTTTGATAATCTTTGATTGTGTCTTCGATACCTTTTTCTTCAACATAACCTTTTAATGTTCTTAGTGTATTAGGACCAATACCACCGTCAACAACAGTACCAATCATTTTTTGTAGATACTTAGCTGCTCGGCCTGGACCTGCATTAACACCAAAGTCAAATACGCATAAATCTAATCCACCAGGAAGTTCATCACCTTTTACTTTATCCCAATAACCAGTTTTGTAAATCGGCGCCACATCTTCAACTGTTAAGTCTTTCATATCTTTTGTGCCACCAAATTCTTCATATACTCTTTTAGTAACACCTAAATTAGTTTCGCCACCAGGATCCTTAGGATGATTTACATAACCACCTTCATGGTGTAAAATAGTTTCTAAACATTTATCGTAGTTTGATTGCATCTCGTTTTTCCTTTGCCTTTAATTTGAGTTTTTTCATCTCTTTTATTTTAGACCATAATGTAGAAGACCTATCTTCAGCTCGTTGTTTTTCAAGTTCGTTAACTTCCTTTTTCAACTGCTTATGTTTCGTCTTTGCATCCATGTTACCCCCTTGTGAGTTTTAGGATTTTCTCAATCTGTGCCTTAATAATTGGACCTCTATTTGGCCAATGTATGTAAGGTTCGTCTGATTTAGATAAGTTATATAAAAATGGCAATATAACTTTTTCTAATTCTTTAAATCTATTTTCATATGCTTCGTTGTTTACATCTTCAGTAATCGCATCCTTTTCAGCAACAATCTGCATAATTTCATTCATCATAGATTTAATTGATGAAACATCATCTTTAACTTTTGATAACTCTAAGTTTGAGTTTTCGATTACGGTTGGGTCAATAGCAGGTGCCGTTTCAGCTGGTTTTGAAACAGGCGTAATTCCCCAATCTTCATCTAAATCAAAACCTCGCATATAATCTGGTATATCTGCCATATTACTTTCCTTTTTTTTGTTGTGCTTGTCGTTTTTGGTGTTTCTGTAAAACTTGTCTTGTTTTAATATCTTTGATAGATTTATTACCGTATAAGTCATGCACTTTAGAACCTGGATGTGCGTCACCAATACGACTTAGCATATCTTTCCAGCCACCATCTGTTTTCATTTTACCCATACCCATAACTCCGCTTACAATGTTTACTTTGCTGATAAGTTGTTTCATATGAGGATTATTTTTCTTAAACTCATCAAGTTCAGCAATAGACATCATTTCGGTAGTTACTTCACCTGTTTTGGTATTTTCAAAATCATATGTTGGCATATTTTTTCCTATTTAAAGTATTTATTAAGGACTTCAAGTTGGTCATGGTATTCTGCAATGACCTTTAGTTCCTTTTCAATTGCTTCTAAAATATCTGGATGTTCACCAACACCAGCTGCGTTTTTTAAATACACTTCTACATTCATAGTGTGCTTAGCAATATGACCTTTTGCGTGTTGTTCGATTGCATCAATCATATTTTCTCTATTATATTCTTTACCTAATGCCATTATATCACTCCTTTACTTTGATATTGTTTGACGCCTTCTAAGTACCAAGTAGGTGCCTTAGCAGGTTTTTTCCATGTTGCAAATCTTACTTTTTCCATTATGTAATATTTACGATAACTTGCAACACTATCACCAGGTATTTTACAATAATCTGGCATTGCTGGTGTTGCATCTGTGCCTTTCTTTTTCCAATTTGCATTGGTAGGCGGATGAGATAATATACTGCCTAAAAGTCTAACCGATTTATGGTTTTGGACATGGCCATATCTCTTTTTAAATTCTTCATTTAGTTCTAACATATGATTATATAACCATACATAATTCCAGGCTGAGTCCATTACCCATATTGTACTAGGGTGTCTTACATGACTAGCCTTATATAAAACTGGTTCTAAATTAGGATTAGGGTGACGCCATCTTTTAATTTTACGACCATTTGCTGTCTTATCATAATATTCTGTACCATCTTGTACACGGTGTGCCGTTGATAACATCTGACAACTTTCTACAATCATTTTTGAAGTGTGTTTGTCACAAGCCATTCTAGCGGCCGTTTGTGGGTCTTGGTGCAAATAAAAAATGTTCATAATATATCTCCCTAGTGTAAGTGTTTATTGTATAAGTCCATTCTATCATACTTTTTACACAATTTAACAAATACATCAAACCAATAATTCTTAGCCCAATCACTCGTAGCTTGTTTACATACATTTATAACGGCCAGAATTTTCTGTTCTGTTGTTTGTGTATCTCCCATGATTCTTTTTAAGTCAATTGTGTGCATCATATCTACTAATATTACACTATTTTTAGTCATTTGTCAAGCCTATGGTTGTTTAGATTTCTCATTCCAGTCCATAACCTGGTCTAATTTAATTCTAATTTCATCTGGATCCAAATCTGATAGTTCTTTGGCACCTAGTTTTCTTACAAAACCCTTATAATCTCGTTCTTTTGCTCTGAGCTTGGCACTTTTGGCACGCTCTTTTTCTAATTCCTGTTTTAGGTTTACCGTTTTGGTTTTTTCAACCTCATTCAACCCTTCCCTCCGGGTTCTCAAGGAAATGTTGGCAGCTATCAATAATAATACCGCCAATGGGTCAAATACAAATATTAATATAATGATTACCCACCTTACAGCCTCATCAAAATGGTCTTTAGCCTCGTCACCATAAATTAGTTCTGCAACATATTTAATAGGTCCTACTTCGGCCTCTATCTTGTCTTGTTCTAATTTAAGAGAAGATTTTTCATTTGTTAATTCACTTATCTTATCACTTGCCTGATTAATGGCAAGCGTCAAAGCATCTCTTTCAGGTTTTTGTTTCTCTCTTTCTTTTAGACCTCGTGTGACATATTCCATATCAATATATTTTTCAAGTGTCTGGTCTAATAGAGTTAATGTCTTTTGTGACCTGTCTATAATGATTTGTTGTTGGTTGATTTGAGTATCTAACAACTCAATCTTAATATTATTACTTGATTGTGGTTTAACTTGGTCAAGGTGTGCCTTTGATAAGAAACCAAAGATACCCATAGATGTAATAAAAACTAAAACAATAATAGCAAAAAACAAATATGCTTTTAATGTTCTAGGTACTAGATTGTTATGCCAGTTATTATACAGCCAAGAGGCGGCAACAAGTTTACCGACCTCCAATGCACTACCCATAGCAATAATAGGTACAACTGCACCAGCAAATAAAGTAGCCAAACCTACAATAGAATAACCAGCGGCTATTACAGATATAGAAATGGCACTAAGAAAAGTTATTAGAATTGTAAACATCTATCTCCTATTTTATGTAATTTAATACATACTCGTTTCTTATTTTGCGAATAATACTTTCTACTTTTGCAAAATAATTTTTATCAGCTGCATAAGCATCCAATGTATGTAATAATTTAAATGGGTTGGTTTCTCCGCTATCACGCAATTGTTGATACTTTTCAAAATTGGTACCATTATTTAGTGTATTAATATAATGCAATACACTATCACATTCGTGCATATACACCTTAACACCCCATTTCTTAGGATTATTAGATGGTAACATATGAGGTTCTGTTAAATCATAAGTTCTCATACCAAATAGATTATGTCCTTCTCTAGCAAATCTACTTGTACCCCAACCACTCTCTAAGGCAGCCTGAGCTAATAATAGTTCTCTATTGAC